TTATATATAAATTATTTTATATTGTTTTTTGCTTTACTATTAAAAAGTAAAAATTAGGGTTTGCTCTTAAAAATAAAAAACAAACATATAATTATTTTACATTAAAATTTCCAATTAAAACTGAATATTCAACACCACATTTTTCAATTATTTTATTGTTAAGTCGATGCAATTGAATATTATAATCATATTCTTTATCTGGTAATGTTATATATTCATTGAATTTTAAGTTATTTTGTTTGTTTTGATAACACAATATCATATATTTACCTTTTTTACTGATTGAAATGTTTTTTAGGATATTTCTTTCTTTTTGTTGTTCAGTATTTAATTTTATTTCTTGGATTGGTTCTCCACTAATAAATTCTTCAACTACTTCTGATATTTCATATTTTTCAGGTAAATACATATAATATGTTGTTTCATCTTTTATTTCAAAAATATATGGTTTATCACATTGGTCATTTATAAATATATTATCTGGTAATATAATTGGGTCTTCTCTATAATTTTTAACATGTTCTGGTAATTGAAATGTATATTCTTCACCAAATACTTTTAATATTGCATGAAAACGCAATAATTCTTTTGATAAATTATAATTTTTTAATAATTTCATTGATTTACTTAAACGCATTTTACCTTTTCCTTTTGAAAAATACATATATAAATTTCCGTCAATTGGTGACTCTGCAATTCTTATATATGTTGGTAATTCAAATGTATTTTCATATTCAATTTTTTTATGTTCTTCATCAGTTAAATCCATAAAATCATATTCTTTATTATATTTTTTTATCAATTCATTATTTAGACGTATTAATTCTTCATTTTTTTCATTATCACTTAATTTATCATATTCATCTCTTAAAGTTATTTTTTTATTTATTGTTTTATCCGAATCTAATTTTTTTGCATAACATAATATATTTGATTCTCTATCCTTACATGTTGTAACATATTTTGGTAATTTATAATATTCTGATTCATCTATAAAATCGCCAGTATATTCATAATTATCGTCAAATAAACTATTTTCTTCTTCAAATGTACTAACTATTATTCTGTTAAAAATATATAATTGTTTTTGAATATCATTTACATTTGTAATATCAAAACTTTCTTCTTGTATTGTCATTACTTTTGTTAAATTATTGTCTCTATTATCATACACTAATTTATATTTACCGTTATCTTTTTCTGCAAAATAAGTATATTTTGGCATATCTCTTATTTTTGGTTTCGGTAATATACCATTATCTAATCCATCGAGAATTTCAATTGTTTTATTTAATTTTTCTTCATTTGTTACATTCATCGATTTTGATGATTCCCATACTTTATCACCCAATAAAGGATGATGTTCAATACGGAAAAAATATCTTACTTTATTTTTTTCTTTATTCCAAACGTTTTTATTGAATGTTACATATTTTGGCATCATTTCTTGGGTTAAATCATCTGGTAATTCACATGCATCTTGACGACGTTCTCTTTTTGTTCCATCCATAATTCCTTTTGAATTTTGTTCTTGTTCTTTTCTTGTAGCAATACGTAAATTGTTGTAAGAATTATCTAAACGATTGCGGTTAATGTGATCAATGCTACAAATTTCTGTATCATTACCACCAGTTCCTCGTCCATTTCCATAATAATTCATAATAACTTGATGCAAATATAATATTTTATCCAAAGTTTTACCGAAAATATAAAAATTTTTATTATATCCCCAATATATTTTATTATTATCATTTTTACTTTTTTCAAATTCAATAATTTTTTCATATGAAATTTTGCAAAATTTTGTTATAATATTTGGTTGACAAAACATATACCAATTATTATCGTCAACAATAAATATTTGATTGTTTTCTTTATTTTTATATTTACCGGTTTCTTTTATAATTCCATCAATAATTTTAATTGGAATTCCATAATTATCTTTAATAATTTGTGTTAAATTTTCAGTTGTATATTCTGTATTGTCTACTAACTCCATATCTATAATATTGTATTATTTTTACAATATTATAATTTCATTTCATTTTTTTGTTTTTTATTTTTTATTTATTTTTTGTATTTTTATATAAATGTGAAATTTATTAATTTGAATCTCTACTACCTATATCTTTCAATAAAGGGATGGACTGTATCTTAAATAGGCTCAGGTTGCTTATACCTTCAATGCCTACCGACTACCGTTCAGTCTCTGACGGCTAACCATAAACTAGCAAATCGTTTTTAGGTTATTACCATGCGGATTGCCCAATCTTTAACATTATTACGATACCGAAGTTCCATTCTTCGCCATAAATAGATTTCTCATATTTACTTCGTAGTTAAAGCTCTAAGGGGTTTCCCGAACAACAAGTAATCTTGCAAGAATATTAATTCTTACTAACAACAAGCAATTATTACAGGTGCCATAACAAAATTATCTACAAACATTGCCTGTTTATTTGTAGTGTGTTGTTTTTCTGCTCTTGTCTTAATAAAACAATATACCATATTTAATTCTCGGTACATTGTAATTAACTTCAAAGCGATCCCCGCCATCCCACTCATAATTCTTAGGACGTTATAATTAATTGCATATACACGTACTTTTGCGGTTGCAGTTCCGGAAACTGTATTTGCCGATAAAACCAGTTGTAAGGTTGCATTATCTATACGAGAGAAGTTACATGACCCTGATGGTTGATGTTCTTCTGGTTTTAATGCAAAAGAATAAACATTAATACCGGTATCGGGAGAACGAGTATGATGTTGATAAGGTTGAACAAGTCCAAAATATGTGCCTTCACGTTCAGAGAAACGGTCTTGACCATTAAGTTGAAGTTTTGCGGTAACAACTGGATTTTGTCCCCAACAATGAAGATTGAGTGCAGTTTCACCAAGTACAAAAGTACCAGCATCACTTACAGTTGAACCAGTAAGTGGAGGTGCATTACCTGAAAGTTCAGCAACACCTTGATATAATCCTTCAGAACTTTGCCATTGATAAGAGGTGGTATTGAATGATGGACCAAATGTATCCATAGCACCAGGATCTTGGAAAAGACCAGATGTATTGATAAAATTGGAAGAACCGGATGTTTCTTGGGGACCCCCAAAGGCGGTAATTGTTGGAGGTAGTGCATCAATCGCATCAGTATAATTGAAAGGTTGTGCACCAAATGTTTTATATAGTGTAGTACCGGCAGTAAGGGATGAACAATAATCAACATTGGAATCTGGTTGAACAACCCAGATAAGTTCTTTACATGGATGATTGAAATTGAGTTTAATTTTATTTGATGATGATCCGACAGATTCATCGCCAGTAAATTGCAATTGTTGAATGAGATATTCATGAGGATTTTGTGCCATTTTTCTTCGTTCATCAGTATCCAAGAAAATAAAATCAAGGAATAATGATGCGGCAACAAGGGATTGTTGGTATGCAAGAGGAACAGATTTAGTTCCGGAAGTTGATGTGAGTGAAGAAACTGCCCAAAGTACTTCACCAATTGGGCGGAAATCAATATTAATTTTTACGTCGTGATACTGCACATATCAATTATACCCCACCTTTCGGTGTATTTGTATTAGGGAGTAGACTTTACCTTAGCCCATCATTTGTGTTTATTAGACACATCAGGACCATTTCCATCAAGTCGTTGAGCGTTCATCATATCCTATTATATCGGACTTAGATGCTTCGTGGCGGATTATCCATTTCAAACCACATAATCCTCTTTTGCAAAAAAAAGAGTTGATGATTATGCAGTTATCATATCAGGGGTTTTTACCATACTTGAAATCTTTATTTTCAACCATTGCAAACTTTCATTTGCAACTTGGTACCCTATAAATTGATTGTATTTTTTATTAAATCGAAATATGTTTATAATGTTATTAAAGTAGTGGTGTAGTTCTATTTTATCATGTTTTATTAAATTTTCTTCTTTGTAAAGTGGTTGTAAATTTGTCCAATGATTACATACTGTAATGTCAGTTTTAATTTCAAAATCAAATGCATTTACCGGTAAAATATGATCTATGTGCCATAATGTACCGTTATTGTCCCATGTCATATCATGTTCAAAACGAAATTCAATCCAAGTTTTTAAAAATTCTATATCGCAACCAATATATTCCATCGTCTTTTCTGTTTTTCGACCTTTTAATGCCTTTTTAAGACGACTTCTTAATATTTGTTTAATGCGATAATCTAAATCTTCTTCATATTTTTTACGAAGTCGTTCATTTATAATTGGTCTATATTCAATATGATTTATTATTCTTCGTTGTTTATTAATTGAATCATTATAATATAATTGTTGATACATCTTAATATCTTCACGATTACGATAATCTTCATATCTCTTTTTAACATCTGGACGATGGTAATATATTTTATAGGCATCTCTTTCTTTTTGAACATATTCTGGATTTTTACGATATTCACGTTTTCTTTCATTTGATTTTTCTTTAACTTCTGGCAGTTTAAATCTTTCTTTATTATGATTATTTGAGCATTCTTTACAAATGTACTTATAACCATCAACCGTTTTATTGTCAATATGATAATCCGTTAAATTTTTTTCTTCATTACATTTACTGCATTTTTTCGATGTTATATTTTTATCATATGTTTCTTTACGTTTTATTACACTTTCTTTTTGATTATTTAAAGTACATTCTTTACATTGACCACGATAACCATCTTTTTTATTTTTATCTTTATAAAAATTATCAAATGATTTATTATTGTCACATAAATTGCACTTTTTTGTTGTTTGAACTGTTGTTACTATCTCACCACTCATTTTTTATACATATTATAGTTTTTTAATTTCAAATCAATTTTATATTTTATGATCTTTAGGAATTCCCCGAACAGTTTGGAAATGTTGCTTTTTGTTACATTTAATAACAAGAAACTAACGTCTGATTATTGAACATTTGTTCAATGTGAGAATCAAAACAATTTTTCATTTTACTGTACTCACTAGTAAAATGTGTGACGTTTTTCTGCCCTGCAGTTAAGGCAATTAGGGGAAGACTAAGCCCGGGGTTAGTATTATACCAAAACTGTAGAGGAATATACAGAGTAGTTTCAGGAAGTGCGTTTCTTGGTGCGCAAATCTGTGAAGGTCCACCAGTTGAGGTACATGGTCCAGAAATATTTGCAAATGAAGGATCAATTAAATAGGTTAGTTGAGTAGTATGACCAATCATTTGATTATATCCAACAGCCATTTCAGTTGTCATAGTCAATTGATTCCAAATGTGCATAAAATCACCATATTGTCTGTCAATTCTTTGACCACCAATTTCGACTTCTGCCTGAGCAATAATTTGTTCTCCTGGATAATCTAACCAACGGGCATATACACCTTCGGTTCCTGGTGCAGCCATTGATTGATTGATTTCTGGAAGTGTTAATTGAATATATGTCTTGTAAATCAAATCACCATTTCTTGAAATTGTTGCAGTTACACGACGACCAAAATCAGCCTGACCGTTGAAAATTTGTTCGATAGATTCCATCGCAAAATTTGTATGTTTTCTATAAGATACTTTCCAAAAAGTTATTTCCGGGTTTCCTGTCAAAAATACATCTTGCGCTCCGTAGGCTACGAGTTGGAGGAGAGCCCCAGCCATTCTTTGTTATAATATAACTAAACAAATTAATTTTCAGTAAAACTGCCATTACCCCCATAAGTTCAATGGGTCAATTAATTTGAAATTGTTTCCTCCATAAAAGCATAATAATACCAATTTTAATAAAAATAAAAAATTGAAATGAAATAAAAAATTTAAAATACAGAAATATTTTGTCGTGGTTGTTAAAACTTCATACCTATTTCACGATAGGTTATAATCAAATTTTTACATTTTTGTTTATTTACGTCATAATTCGGCGTTTTAAATGTGCAAAGGTGTAAAATGGAAAAAGCAAATGAAAATGGTTATAGTGTTATA